TCCCATTCCTGGCGGGAACCATTCCGGACCCTGGAGGGAATGGCCGTGCCGCTGCCCAGCCCCTGAAGGAGTTGCCTGCCGGCGTCGAGATTGCGCTGGAGGAGAGTGGGTTCGGAATGGAACACCACCGTTTCGAGCAACTGTCCGCTGAAGGAAAGGCTGAGGCTTCGGGCCGAACGCATCTTGACCCGGGAAGTCACCATGAGCGTCGAATGGGACTGCACCTTGAGGCCATAATCGCGGGGCGTACCGCCACTCGCGGCCATGAGGTCGAACTCCTCGCGCAATTCTTCAGCGGCACTCGATATGTGCTGATACCATTCGATCAGTTCGGAGGTCGTATACAGTCGGCAGAGGTCCAGATGGCCGGGTCTGTATCCGAACCAGCGACCCATCTGCATGAGGGTATCGTACATTCGCGATGACCGGAGGAAGTAGCTGGTGGTCAGGCCTTCAAGCGTGAGACCGCGAGCCAGTTTGTCTCCACCGACAGCAATCACCTTGAGACCGACCCCTCCAGTGTCAGCATAGTCCAGTGCGTCCTTCGCTGTCCCATTGATCATGCGGACCTCCACGTCCGCCACGATCTCGCGCAGAGCACCAAGAACCGGTTCCCACGCCTCCGGATCATGTGCATCATCCGGATGAAGATTGCTGACCCGACGAGTGGTCGGCACGAAATCGTGCAGCCACTCGGACCGAAGCTGCTCCAGGAGTTCCTCGCTGTCTATGCCCCGGAGAATCCTTTGTCGGCATTCCCGGACATAGCCCTCGACCTGAGCCGTGACCGCCTGCTGAACGGCCTGTGGGCTGCAGCTGAGGGCATGGTCTACCCGACCTGGCGCCCGGACCGGCACATCATCCCGCGCCGGGACCTCCCCGCCAGCTGGCGCCGCATCGTCAGCATCGACTTCGGGTTCAACCACCCGTTCGTCTGCCAGTGGTGGGCGATCAGCCCGGACGACGTCATGTACCTGTACCGGGAGGTGTACCGCACGCAGCGCACCGTGAAGGACCACGCGGCCCAGATCAGGGCGCTGAGCGAGGGGGAGGACATCGAGGCGTGGGTGACCGACCACGACGCTGAGGACCGCGCGACGCTCGAGCAGGAACTGGGTATCAAGACCACCGCAGCGGACAAGGCCGTACAGGTGGGCATCCAGGCCGTGCAGGATCGCCTGGGCCGCGAGTTCGACCCGGACAAGCCGGACGAACCGGAGATCAAGCCGCGGCTGTTCATCTTCGCGGACGCGCTGGTCGAAGTGGACCCGGCGCTCGTCGATGAGCAGACCGGGCTCGCGCTGGGGCCGGTGCGGACGACGGATGAAGTGGACGGGTACGTCTGGGCGAAGAAACCCGGCGGCGAAATCCTCAAGGAAGCGCCCGTGAAGGTGGCGGACGACGGCATGGACACGCTGCGGTACGCGGTGCGGTACGTGGACGGGTTCGGTCGTTCGGCGGGCTTCTTCATGGAACTGATCTGAAAGGGGGTGAGGAATGAACTGGATGCAGCGACTCAGCGCGGCCCTCTGGCCGTTCGAATCGAAACGCGAGGGCACCGTGCGGAACAGTCAGGCGGGCGTGTTCGCCAGCCAGGGGCAGGACGGCCGGGCGATCAGCAGCACCTGGAACGCGGACAAGGCCGTGGACGAGGGACTGAAGATCAACCCGTGGGTGTACAGCGCTGTTCGAAGGGTTTCCAGCTCAGTGGCCAGCGTGCCGCTCGTGCTGGAACGCCGGCAGGGCGATCAGTGGACGCCTGACCCGGGGCACGAAATCCAGGCGCTGCTGAACCGCCCGAATCCGTTCATGGGCCGCCAGGACCTGAACGAGCGCTGGGGTCAGTACATGCTGCTATCCGGGAACGCACTGGTGTGGCTGAACATCGTGGGCGGCAAACCCGTCGAGCTCTGGCCGATCCACCCCGACACCATCAAACCCATCCAGTCCCGCGCGGAGTACGTGAGCGGGTACGAGTGGAAGGTGGACAGCAGCACCAAGCGGCTGTTACCGGTGGCTGAGGTGGCCCACTGGATGTTCCCGGACCCCACCAACCCCCGCTGGGGCCTCTCGCCTCTGCAAGCGGCAGCCAGCGCCGTGGACATGGACCAGGCGGCAGCCAGCTGGAACCGCGCCGTGCTCCGGAACGACGGCAAGCCGCCCCTGGCGATCTTCCTGAACGACGGCCTGACGCTCGCGCAGATGCGGGAAGCGGCTGGGTTCATGCGCGAGCAGATTGACGGGGGCAGCATCCGCAAGGCCCTGGTCATGGGCGGCGCGTCGAAGGTCCAGCCCCTGAGCCTGTCGGCGTCCGACCTCGACTTCCTGAACGGCCGGCGCTTCAGCCGCGAGGAGATCGCGGCCGTGTTCGGCGTGCCGCCCATCCTGCTGTCGTTCGGTGACGCGGCCACGTACGCCAACCTCGACGCGGCGAAGACGGCCCTCTGGGAAGACCGGGTCGTGCCGCTGCTGGATGACCTGTGCCAGGGCTACATGGGGGCATTGTTCCCCTTCTGGAATTTCACCGAGGACCAGTACCGCATCCGGCCCGACCTGAGCGGCGTGCGCGCGCTGCAGGCCAACCTCAAGACGGAAGCCGAGGTGCTGGAACTGCGGGCCAAGGCGCTGGCCTCGATGGTGGCGGCAGGCGTCCCGGCGAACATGGCGGCCCAGGCGGCGCAACTGCCCCTCACGGACATCCCGGGCGGGGACGTGCCGCGCGCCTCAGCACCCGCCGCGCCGCTGCCCAGTCCGGCCACGAAGGCCCGCGCCGCGCCCCCCAGGTTCGAGCGTAAGGACAAGGGCGACCCCATCGAGGCGCAGCTCGCCCGCATGGACGAGTGGAGCGCGGAGATCCGGGGTCGCGTGGCAGCGCTGCTGATCGATCAGGGCAACGCCATCGCCGCCGCGTACGCCAACGGGAAACCCTGGGAGCAGGCGCTGAGCCTGGATGACTGGGACGCCCTGCTACGTGCCATCCACACCGCTGTCATTGAGGCGGAGGGGGCAGTGGCGTACACCGCGCTGCTCGCCGCCACGACCGCAGCAGGCGGGGGCGGGACGTTCGACGTCCTGGCGGACAACGTCGTGGCGTGGATCGACGATCACGTGGGCACGATGGTGGGGGGTATCGACGAGACCAGCCGCGTGGCCGTGGCCGCCCAGATCAAACAGGGCGTCGAGGCGGGCGAGAGTCAGCGCGACATCGCCAAGCGGCTCAAGGCGCTGCACGAGGACTGGAGTGACTACCGCGCGAACACCATCGCCCGCACCGAGGTGGGTGCCGCGTTCGGGCAGGCGCATCAGGCCAGTGCCGAGCAGATCGCCGAGACGCACGACGTGCAGCTCGTGAAGGTCTGGCTCGCCACGAACGACAGCCGCACCCGTGACGAGCACGCCGCCATGAACGGCGAGCAAGTCGCGCTGGACGAGGCGTTCAGCAACGGAGCCCAGTCGGCACCAGCGGGCGTCAATTGCCGCTGCGTGACGCTCTACGAAGAAGGGGGGTGAACGTGGATGAGATCACGACCGACGTGAGCACCTGCGCTCGCTGCGGGTTCGCCCACTACGACCTGCAACTCACGCCCCTCCTGAACCCACCGCCTGACATCACGCACTGGGCAACCTGTCCTGAGACTGGGCAGCCCATCCTCGTGCGCGTCACGTCCGACTTTCCATCCATCAACAAGTGAAGGGGGTGAATCAGTATGACCAAGGCCAACACCATCGAAACGAAGAACTTCACCGTGGAAGTCAAGGCCAGCGGCGACGGCATCATCGAAGCCTACGCCGCTGCGTTCGGCAACACCGACAGTTACGGTGACGTGATCCAGAAGGGCGCGTTCATCAAGACCGTCAGCGAACGCAAGGACAAGATCAAGGTTCTCTACAACCATGACTACTACACGCAGTTGCCCGTCGGGAAGCCGCTCACGCTGAGCGAGGACAACTACGGCCTGCTGACCAGCACGAAGATGAGCCAGACCCAGATGGGGCAGGACATCTACACGCTGGCCACCGAGGGCGCGCTGGACAGCATGAGCATCGGCTACAGCGCCATGAAAGCCGAGTACCCGGACGGCGACACGTACCGCACGACCGGCGTGTACCGCACCATCAC